TGTGGGAGATTTCTGGTAATAAAAGAGTAAGTAAATTCATAAAGGAAATATACAGATATTTAATTGTAAAAAAACCGCAGGCAGATATATTAAAAGAATATATAAAGTTAGGCAATGCCAATGCTAATTTACGAAGGGGTAAATATGTAATGGATAAAAGAGCACAGCTTTATAAAAGAATTATATTACTTAATCATCGTGGACTTGCAGAGACTGAATGAAGAAACGCCGAAAGGTGATGCGACAGTCCGACCTGCACGAATAAAAGAAGGTGCAGAGATAAGCAGAAATGACTTATCACTACGAAAGTAGATTAACAAATTGGAAATTTGGGGAGAAAGAATCAACGATTTTTACAAGTCAAAACTTGTAATCGCTGACTTCTTCACCGACAGGAGTTCAGAGTTGAGCGAGGGCGGAGACACCTTATACACACCTAATTTGACAGAGTTTGCGGCCGCATCTAAAACAAATGCGACAGCCGTTAAAAGAGTAGCGGCATTGATTATCCGACTGAAACAAAGTATAATGAATGTATATGAAACAAAAATACATTCGTTCAATACATTGTCATTCGTGCAATAA